TGCAGATACCGAAGACCGTTCGCACTCAAGCTGGTCATTCCTCGCGCAACTTCCGGGACCGTGCTGGTCACTGCCTGATAGCCGCCGATCTTTCGCGGACGTCCACGCTGGAACCGACACCACTTTCCGTCGATGTAGTTCTGTCCCTCGAGAACAGTGCCGTCACGCTTGATGCCGGGAGCGGAGTGAATTTTAATCGGTGATGTCATGGATTCGCTATCTCGTTACGGATTGCAGTTCGTAGTTGAGCAAACGTTCGCGGAGGAAGACTGTGCAGTGCGCGCAGTGTATTCAACTCTTGCACTAACAGTTTCGCGAACGCTCTTAGAACTTCGCGGTCGTCGAACTCAGCTTGCTGTCTCGTAATCTTCAAGTTTGTTTCTTTCTGCGCCCATGCTGCATCTCTCGCCACTTGGTTCGCGGTATAATCTGCGAACGCCGCGTCAAGAACTGCCTGACTAACATTGGACACTTCGAGTTCATTAGTCATTTCGTAGTGCGCAACATTTATCAACGCCGAACCTGCCAGATCAGCAATCGCCGCGAAATTGTGAGCACTCGTTACAATAACTCTAGCCATCGTATTTCCTTATGAATTATCAACCGCTATAAACATCCAGTCACGATCTACATTGCCTCCGCCGCCGCCGATACCCATGTCTGGATTACCAATCTGGACTATAAAATTGTTAGTATTCCGATTTAATACCACGGCTATAATCATTCCGGCGGGACCAGTGGAAGTTCCTATAGCCGTCGCTACGATAATAAGATCGGTCGTTGGTGATACACCAAGATTGTGGATTACCGAGTAAACACCCAGACTAGTTCTAGACGCCGACCAACCGGCTGGCACAACTTCTCCAATTCCATTTGCTGGTATGAATCCAGTAAAGACGGCACCTCCGCCTCCTCCAAGATCTGCCGTAGTCAGTACTCGCTCGAATCCTACGCCAGTATCTTGATTGTCAACTTCAAGACCACCTGACGCAGCGACGACCGTGCGAGTAGTTTCAATATTGTTGAAGTACATCGCTGACTTGCCGTTCGCTGTACCGTAGAAGGCTATCTCGCCGTTGGCAACTTGAAGACTGAGGTCAGTGTCTGCTCGTAAGATAGTAAGAGCATCGGGATCAGCTAGGAGATACGTTCGAGGACTGCCGCCAAAATCGAATCCCCTAAGTTCAAATTCTTGTCCGTTGATGTTATTAGCTAGATGCAGTTTCGCTTCCGCAGCAGTCCAACCCCAGTCGCCCTTGATATTCCCGCCAGAGTCTTTGAGTTGAACAAGATGCTGCTCGGTGTCAGTAGCGCCATCAGCGAATACGTCCACGATACCGGCTAACGATGAAGCGATTAGTCGCAGTGTACCGGCAGGATTGAGAGTGACACTGGATGCCGCCCCAGAAGTGAGTTCGATAGCTCCGCCCGCCATGAGGTTCGCAATTCTAAGGGGGAGTGAAGCAGTGGGCTGACCGATCAGCGCTCTCGGAGTACCGTCTGAGTGCGCGAACTCGAGCAAGCGAACTTCCGCGTCTGCGTTGCCGTCGCTTCGTAGTTGCGCAATGCCGAGAAGTTCAGCCGTGACCCGAACGTTGCTCGCACTGTCAACGAGTTGAGAAATACTGCCGACCACAGTAGATAATGTCGTCTTCTTTATAGCGTCGGAATCGTCAATATCCTGGAACGTTACGAAGTCTCCCGCCGCGATAACTTCCACTGGAACAGCGGAGTAGTCAAGATCGTGCGTTCTGTCGCTACTAAGATCACCTCCGCCCGTCAGTCCAACTCCAGTGTCAACGAGCCGCGTGAGTGGAGGAACGCCAAGATTCGTTCGCGCTAGAGAAGCAGTCGTGGCTCCCGTTCCACCCTGACTGATGGTGATGGGGAAAGTAACGACGCTAGACTCCGCGTCCAGTACCTCGCTTCCGTCGCAGTACAGAATCGCTCTGTTGTCCTGCGGAATATCGACGGGAATCGCTTGTCCTGCTACCTGAACAAATAGAGAGAACGCTCCCGTCGTGCTGTTGTCCACCCAATATTCTTGAATCGTATTGGGAACAATTATATTTCTATCGCCGGTCAGCGATCCGATGAACCGATACGCCACGCGATCAAGCTGGACGCCGGACAACACGAAGTCGCCAGAACCGGAGACGTCTATCTCGGTGAAGTCAAACCCGGTATCTAAGGATGATGTCAGGCCAATCGTGAACCAATCCGTTCCGTCCGTCACGAATGTACCAGACACTCCCGGATTCAACATCAAACTTCCGCCGTCGTCAATAACTCCAGCCGGAGTATTCACCGTCAGCACACCGGATCCGTCGTTTCTTATGTGCGTGAACCAGTCAGAGCCGACAGTCCCAGGGTTCGGCAGATTAAACGTACCGACGCCCGCGTTCCAGATGTTCAGTTGCGCACGGTCCGCATCCGTCATATCCAGCGGCGTGACCGTCACAATCGTGGGCGGAATGGTCTGGTTCAGCGTCGCACTGATAGCCTTGAGACCGGCTCCCGCGAGCAGTGCTGCATTCGCCGCAGTCATCAACGAACCAAGTTGGAACGTTCTCCACACTCCGGCCTCGGTACTGTTGTCGGTCAGGTAGATGAAGAACGATACGCCAGTATCCAGCGATAAGATCGTACCTCCTCCGGCATCTCTAATCGTGACGGTGTTAGCCCCGATGTTAGTGAATAGAGTCGTGTATCCGGTAGACACCTGACGAGCATCATCAAAGTCAACATTGAGTCCTGGGACTGTAGCATCGACATCGATGATGTCCACCGCAACATCGTCGCCGCCGATCTGCTGTTCAATCGGCCACTGTAGCTGAACATCTGCGCTGATCGTCAGTTCTAAGTATGTTCTCTGTGCGGGGTTGATTGATCCGCCGCCGAAGACGTCATTGTATCCCATGCTATGCCTCCCTTCTCGTTGAAGACCTATCTATAATCTTCTGTATGTCTTCACCGTTTAATAATTGCAGATCACGGTCGTACGTAGTCTGCCACGTTGGAATTCGTTTGTCGTTCATCAAGAACCTTGTCGCCTGGAGTAGCGCCGCGTGGAGCAATGCGTTCGGCGCATACGTCGACGACCAGTTCGTCTGATTCGTGTCGTCCAGAAGCGCCGGAAGTTCGTAGTATAGAAGCTCCCACGGATAATCAAAATCCGGCGTCGGACTGAACAAGAAGTTGAAGTAATTGTAGTCCGCGTAGAACCTCGGCTCGTTCCTCAAGTCTTCGTCGGGCCAATACATCCGACAGTACTCGTAAGAACGTGGGAACAGAGGGGTTCTCACCTGCTCCGCTCCCACGCCAAAGTTGATGCTCACCGTATCTCTCCAGCGGTCCGGCTTCTGGTAAACAGACGTTCCAGCGGCCATCGTACTGGTGACGACATTTATAAACCCTTGAATCTTGAGCGCGCGAGCAAGGTCTCGCTCCGCTAGGTTTATCAATCGGGGGAGTTGATCGAAAACAGTCGGATCGACTGACGTCCCTCGCTCTAGGTAATCGCGAAGATCATCTTGCAGAGAATCAAATGTCATTGCGGTAGGCATCGGTCTTGCTCCTTACTGAGTCGGGTCAGGTTCTGGACCGGGGTCCGGCTCAGGTTCTGGCTCAGGTTCCGGCTCGGGCTCAGGTTCCTCAGCCGCTTTCGCCGCCGCTTGGATTGCATCGTGAGCCGCATCACTGCGATCTCTCAATGTTTGCCACTCAGTCGGCGTCGGCGCTCTACTTTCCTTAGCCATCGCCGCAACCACTTCCGCGAACTCCTTCAGTTCTTCGTTCGCTTCGTCACCGCGCTCCAGCAATTCCCCGAGCAGAGACAGAAACTCCGATGTCTCTTGCAACTTCAAGCTGGATCCACCACCGAGCGCTGGATTGTTAGTCAACAAAGATAACCCGCGAACCGAAACGAGAATCAGTTGAAGTATACTCATGTTTCTGCTCCTCGTACTGCGGTTATAAGGTTAGCGATTAAAGGCATCACTCGATCGACCCATCCGTTTAGCTCATTCATGGTTCTCACGAACTTCTCCTCTCCCGTTCCGCCAGCTTCAAACTCCACTCTGATCACTGTAAATTCCAGAGCCGCATCTAGCATGGAGTCTGCCACTGGCTTCACTTGAGCATCCGCGCGTCCTATTGCGCGAACGGCACTGTTCGGAATCTGACCGCTGGAAACGAGCTTCGCAGCTTGCTCCTCAATGATCACGAACGTGCCATACGCCGCGAACGCCCTCTGTTCAACCGTCTCCGCTTCCGCCATCGCACTTGTCACTGCGCACGATTGCAGCAACAACATGATCGCGAGTAAGTAGAACGCCTGAACTTGACGCGTTATTACGAACACTTGATTCATCCTACTGTACCTCCTCCATCGCCCGAACCTGTGACTTTGTTTACCAGACGTCGGGCTGATATCGCCTGGAAGTCCTTACCGAATGTGATTGCGCCACCGATGAGCAGGATGGTCCACTGAAGACCAGTGATGTCACCCAAAGAAGTGACATCCGGTCCACTCAGCAGGGCCAGAGCCGCTGTCAACAGAGCGATGACGGTCGCCATAAGTGCGCCTATGATTGTGTTCATGTTATCTCCTCATCTTCGTCAAATATTTCGATCCACACTTCTTCACTGAGCAATGCTTCAGTGATAATTTCGTACAATCGTCTGTATCCTGCGACTGAACTGGTCACCTGACCACGCTCAGTCACATTCTGAACCTGACCATCACCAACAAGGATGCACCCCTCAGAGTCGTCGTCCTTATTGCCAACGTGAAGATAGATAAACCGAAACCCTGGGACGTTTTGGAGCCAGAGCATTCCGCTATGCCAACTGAATCGTTTCTTGTACCGTGTGACCATGCCACCTTCATTCCGAAGAATGATCTGATACCGTCCTGCAGGAATGCGAGTCTCTCCTGGAATCTTGGGCTCATTGAACTGATCTTCCAGGGAATAGCAGAAGAATCTTTCTTCAACAAAGACCAGTCCGAGAGTAGACTCGTCAGCACCAGAGAATCGTTTCAGTAAAAGTTCCATCAACTCGTACTCGTAGTAGTTAGAGCAGTCAGCGCAGACTCGCTACTCGCCAACTCCAGTTGGAGGTTCACCATGTCTTCAGCATCTTGCGATGTCCAGTCTCCATTCGGTGGCTGATCACGCTTGAACTCCAACCTCGCAATCTTCCGTCGAGTGTTCGCGATATTAGTTTGAAGAAGGGCCACGAAAGCCGCGTTGATCGGCTTGATCTCTTGCTGTACCGTCTGCTTGATCGACTCCTGCATCTCTTCAGCCAGTGCGTTCACAAGAAGAGGCTGAACGATGAACCAGAAGATAGGAACGAGAGTTGCGTAGGTCACAATCTGATTGAGCCCTATGCGAAGTCCGCGTTCCTTGATTACTTCTTTCGTGACCTTCGTCATCTTACTTCTCCGCTTGTTTCCCCGTCTCAACGGGCTTCTTCAGATCAGGCTTCTTCTCACCGTTGCCATCTGGTGGAGTCTTCCCGCCTCCTTCCGGCACCTTCATCGGCGCGACGTTCATCAGAATGACCTCTCCATTCGCGATGGCTGTCAGCATGGAGTTCAAAACTCCCATCACCCCGCTGATCGCCATCGGGCTCGGTACGTTGACCGCTCCCGGAGTATTGAGCAACTGAACTCCCGCCGTCGCCGCTTGCTTCATCTGTTCTTGGGTGATGTCTACTTTTCTCTGTTCCATGGTACTTCCTCTTAGTTTGCGCCGACGTCAATTTTGTTTCTTATTGCCGTCCGCAGTTGTGCGAAAGTTAGAGCAGGCAGTCCCTCGATTATGCGTAACTCGTTGAACTGATCCAGGACTAACTCCGCGAATGCTTTCAAAAGTCGTTCGTTATCGAACCGATTCTTCTCTTCCTCTTTAGCTTTTGTGGCTCGCGTAGCAGCGAGGGCATCGTCGATGATAGTCTGCTCCGCCGGACTCGCCAGCGTTACGACGTCACCATTGATGAGCCAATACTTGACCGGCTGACCCTGTACCGCTGACAAATTTGGATTGATGATCCACTCCACCGAACTGAAGTCCGGAGTGTGAGCCGACCTTCGGAATTCCTTCGTTGCTCTGTTCAGTACTGATGCCACTTCTATACCCTCCTTCTAAAACTGAATCCGCCATCTTCTACATACTCTGGGACAGGCGCACCGTCTTCATCAGCGTAAGCAATTTGCAATGGTCCTGCGTCAATGGGGTTCTTCGTAGTCACGAGAATGCCAGACTCCCTGTCATTCAAAAGTGGTCGGAGTAAAAGTCCCTCAACAATTCCGTCGTGACCTCGCGCAGTGAAGATGGTCAGCCACTCCTCCGCTGATAAAATCCTGTCGTAATATCGCACGTCTGCCGTATCAACATCTTGTGTATTGCCACCGTCGCTAGTGCCACCGATTCCAAAGTCCTCAGCATCATCAAATATTGTACCGGGATCATTTAATGTTGCTTCTAATACTCCATTCAACCAGATGTGCAGGTCGGTGCCATCAAAATCTATGCCTCCGTGAAACCATGTATCGAGCGAAAGAAGTCCTGCGGTCGCTACCAGCGTGACACTCGCTGAACCATCAAATGACATCCCAGAACGTAGCGTAAGCGCTCCTCCGGTGTCAGGCTTTAAGAACCATGACTTGCTGGTGGGATTGTCCCACACAGTAATGATTGTACGGTTTTGTGGATTACTGTCACCAGAATAAAGATTGAACCACACCATCGCTGAGAACGGATCTTGCGTAAACTGGTCCGCTGTATTCAGAAACGAAAAGGTTGATCCGTCAACGTCATTAGTACGAACAGCCATCAGGTGAAGCTCACTTTCATCAGCAGTAAATCCCAGTCGCCCGTCAAATCTGTTCCTCCTCCGGGGAGTGTGCGGACCAACTCAAACTGAGTGGTCTCTCCTGCCGTTACGCCGAGAGTCGCAAGAGCCACGGACTGCGTGTCCTCTTGGAAGAACTCGTTGGTCGGTATGTCGATGTCCGTGAGCGCCGTTGCCACACTCCACGCCTGGACTGCCGCGTTGTCCGGAATGCCTCTGTTGTATATGTCAAGACCGACGGTGTTCACAACTCCGGGCGCAGTCTCCGCTCGCGCCACGAAATCGAAGACAATGTTCGTGGCACCTGACGGAACTTCGATAGTGAAACCGACGCCTTCTTCTACCGTGTCATCGAACAGTCTTACCGTCAGTCCTGCGTTGTTGCTATCCGCCGATGCAGGCGCGAGCGCATTGACCGTCCAGTCTGCGTTGTTAGGATTCTCAAGCTGGTCCGCGAAGAACTGGAACTCAGGCAGTTCAACCGAAGTGGGACTGGAGATTGCATTGTAGAGTGTGTCCCAGATGGCGGCAGTCCGACCGAGGAACACGCCGATGGCTCCGGCGGCAATCGTGATCGATGCGTCAGTCCCCGCTCCTATGTCGTCACCGGAAGCCGGGAAGAGTTGAAGATCATTGGCTCCGTTGTTGACAACGACGAGACGCGCACCCTCCGCCACTTCGAACGCAGTCAGCGCATCGCCGGAGTTGGCGACCGTCGCAATCTCATTGTAAGAACTGAGCAGCGCAAGTCCGCCGACTTGAGTCTGCGTGACACTGGCAGTCAAGCCAACGTGGTTCGCATTGGTCTGGATGATTCGACTGGAAGCTTCTGTGAGACGAAGACCTTCAACGCCACCAGCGATGACTGATAGAGCGTCGGCCGCAGTCCAGCCTATACCCGAATCTTCGTCCTGAACATTAGGAAGTATATTTGGAATAGTTGAGGTCGCAGCTATCTTTGCAAGTCCAACTCCATTATTAGATAAGACATCCTGATGCATTTTTATAACGAAGTTCGTATTAAATTCTGCTACGGCAGCACCCAAACAACTTATAGATAACGTATCATCAAAGGTTTCATATATACCTGTGTCTCCATCACCGAATGCCAGTGCTGGAAGTGCTGGATTGTTATCTATGATGCCGGGAGTGATGATGATTTGTCTTGCGCCGGGAACTTCCGTGGCTCGGAGCATCTGAACTGCACCAGCAACGAGAAAGAGTTGATCAACTCCATTACCACTGATGCCGGTATCAGGATCGGCACGATTCGGAACCAACGTCGGATTAGTGCTGGTCGCAGCCTCGTCCAGCATTGCAGAACCGGCTGCATTTGAAACTTGTATTGTCCCAGCAACTTCAAGAACGGACCCATCGTATGTGAGTCCTGTAGTCCCCTCGATAGTACCGTCTCCAGTCCAAACGCCAACTTGATTATCAACCGGAGTGCCGACCTTCGTTACATCACCTCCGCCACCACCGGGAATGGTGATTGTCTTGGTGCCACCGGCTCCGGTTGCAGTCACGCCCGCGCCGACAAAATCCAGAGTGTCTGCTACCGTGACAAGAGGCACACCCTCATCTTCGATTGTGATGCCTCCGCCTATCTCTGACACGAATGCCAGAGTCTCCGCGCCCTGTAGGATGCGACCAGACAAACCTGTGATATTCCAATCAGTCGTAGTTGTGAAGACCGTATTGAAATCTACATTATCATGGCTAGAATCAAATTTGCCTCCGCCTGAGAGCGCGTCGATAACTAGCGGCATACCGGCTTTAATGTGTATGCCAGGAGCAATTGTAAGAGTACCTCCTAAAGTAATTTCGTCAATTACTGAATCATCTCCTCGGAACAGACGAAGTTCTAGGCCCGAAAGGGTGTCCGTTCTTCGCCCAAAATCTACTGATGCTCCGCTCGTTCCATCAAAAGGATCTGCTCCTATTTCAAGCCGTGCCGCGCCTCCACCTGCGTTTGAAAAATGTACATTATGCTGACCCGTACCCGCTCCAGCATGGATACTAAGACCGTTTGTGCCGCCCGTAGAGTTCAGATATATGTTGGGTCCGCCTGCGGCCCATCCGCTCATAATCCATCGTGATATATTTGATCCTTGAGTACGAAAGTTACCACTAGCCCCATCTGAGAAGAAATCAAGTCCTATAACACCAGCCGCACTCAATATACTGAGCATCGTCCCATCCCACAGGAAATTTACATCACCTTCGATAGTGCCATCGCCTGTCCACACGCCGACCTGATTGTCGACAGGAGTTCCAACTTTGAAGACGTCTCCACCACCACCAGAAAGGTCGGCTGTCGTCAGTACACGTTCAAGACCCGCACCTGTCGCCAAGTTATTCGCCAGCAATCCACCAGAAGCAGCGACGACCGCTCTTGCCAGTTCAACTCCGCCACCGATGATGGAGACTTCGCCGCTTGCGTTCTGTCCAATGCCAGTGTCATCCTCGGCCCTGTTGGGAAGGAGCGTAGGGTTCGTCGCGCTTGCGGTTTCATTGATTAAGCCAAACGCATTCGCGACAGTTCCTGCGGTATCACCTCCCAGTAACATCGTTATGACGCCAAGTCCTTCGCTGACTCTGATGGCTGTAAGTCCACCGGCAATAATTGATAGATCGTCGTTGGACGCTGAACCAATTCCTGTGTCCAGATCACCAGATCGGGGGAGCAGGGTTGGATCTGTGAGGCTTGCTCCTGTGAAATTCATCTGCGCGCCATCGCTGGCTGCAGAAAAGAAGGCATCGGAATTCATTCGCCATTTATCAAATCCAGACATCCTCCACGCTAGAGTATCGGCAACCGTCTCTCTGATGGACACAGTGCCTGAAGCGCCACCCAAAGTGATACTCGGTACGAATACATTAAAACCGTCGTAGAGGAATTCTGAGTCGCCTTCAATCGTACCGTCGCCGGTCCAAACACCAATCTGATCATCGACCGGAGTGCCGACTTTGAATACATCTCCGGCTCCACTTCCGACGACATTGATAACAAGAATGACGCGAGTGTTCTGAGAAAGCGGTGATCCCTGCTGAACTATGTTGGCAATGCCGATTGTTCTAAAAGTTCCACTGTCAACGTTGGTTGCAACCTCAACAAGAATAAAGTTAGAAGAATCCGACTTCTCCTGTATATAGATGAGCGAACCTACACCTGCCAGAGCGAGGAAAGTTTCTACATCGGTGCCACCATCATTCGTCTCAGCAATGTATAGTTCAGTTGCCAGTTCGGGATCAGCATTGTTGAACCTTATCTGCCCACTGGCAGGAGGACTAACCGTCTCTGTACGAGATCTCCACTCCCCAAGTCCAGAGAGACCTCCGCTCGTTGCTGAAACCACGATTGAATTGCCAGCCCCGTTATCTACGATAGAGATACCGGCTCCCTCAGTCAGTATCCGTTCATTCGGCAGTTGCGCGTTCGCAGTAACAGTGACGAACGTCGCGTCTAAACCAGCAGCAGCAGCAGCGACGTCATCTACCGTCGCTCTCGTGCTATCGCCATCCGCGTTTTGTAGCTCCAGCTGCTCATCTCCGACGAGCGGAAGAGTGTTAGGAGGTAGATCAGAAATCTTTATGCCTGCCATTCTATAACTCCCAAGGCGGAATTCCGCCGTCTGGTGCCTGTCCTATCTCTCTAAACTGACCGGACGATGTGACTCTGTAAGTATTCGGTTCGCTCACTCCACGGAGGTAGAACAACAACATCGTAGAGTCCGGCTGAATTACATCATTCAGCGGTCTATCTGGTCGAACATACAGAAGATTAATCTCCTCAGTTGGTCGCGCGGCCAAACGATACGGATCATAATCATCCAGATCCTCGATGCACACCATCAGTCCGGGCGCATTCGGATCGCTGTACAGATCATCGAGCGGCATCTTCCGACTGCATCTTGCGCAAATGCCAAGACCGAAGGTTGACTCCCCACTGGGATCGATGAATAGGCTCATTTCGTGTACACCGAGATCCTTGGGGTGAGACGAACCGGCGAACCGTCATCTTCTCCGGTCCACGCGTCCTTCGCCTGCTTCAGCAAGTCCTCCTTGAGTATCGGAAGCCTGCTCATGTCCGCTTCTGGGATTTCCATGCAAACATCGATGGATAAATCCGCGATTACGAACTTATACCATCGTTGAGGCACTTCAATTTCCTGAACCATCGTCCCGACGTCCTGAATCTGCCGCTTGACGTACAGAACGTACTGAAAGAATGTGAATTCAGTGTCCGGGAGCGGCCAAACCGTCGCAATCTGCCTTCCACCTTGTGCTGCCGCCTGTTTGTCGTACCAATACTCCGTCGGACGGCTCAAAAACGTCTTATCCGGCAAGTTCGAGTACGAATCAAGGCTAATCTTCGGCATCGGGATCTCGTTTGCCGTATTTCCAAGGAAAAACTCCGCAACGTCAAGCACTGTCGTTCCGTTTGCCTGCAATCTGAAGAATTGGAATGGAATTTGCTGCTCCAAATCTATCCAGATCCAATCTCCAGCGACCGCTTCAACTGCCGCGTCCGTAAACAGGTCCGTGAACGTAATTCCGTCCTGCGATCCCTGAATTGTGATGTCCCAGGTCGCCGTCGCGTTGAAGAAGATGCCGTAGTTGTCCACCTGAACCGCATTACTGGATCCAAAGTTCGTCTGAATGAATCCTCCCGGAGTTACTTGCGTACAAGCGGTCGTAAGATCACTGTCGAAGGCAGCATCGGCGTCTCCCTCGCTCGCAGAGTTCGAATCACCGAGCGTACGATTGAGGTCTCTGATGTTAAAGTCCATCACGTCAACCGTTCCGACTGGCAACGGAACCGACCGCTCTCCGCGATAGATGGGTAAGATGACCTTCTCAATCACCCAGAGTGGAATTCCGTAACCCGCGAGCGCAGACAGGTTCAAGAACAACAGATCAAACGCCGTTTGGATGTACTCCGGCGTGATGGCCTGAGGCGGAATCTTGCATCTGCGGAAGGCGTGATCAATCACCTTCTGAGTTTCGAAGACCGTCTGTCCTACTGTTCCTGAAGTTGCCATCTATGTTACTCCACGCCTCTTTATTCCGTACTGTCCGTGTCCTCTCGGCCGAGCCCGCTTTTCGTGATTAGTCATGGCTCGGTCGATCTTTCTGTCAACCGTTTTCTCATTGACCGGACCGCCCCGAGCCTTCGCTATTTTGAGACGCGATACCCCTTATGCTGACCAGTCTTTCCACCCTTACCGACGTTCTTCGCGCCGCGACCGGAAGGCTGAACTCCTTCGCCCTGACTTCTGTTCGGCATGGAGTGAGTCTTGTGCGCGGCGGACGCGACTCTTCCGCCCTCAGCATACGGATGCATCTTGCCTCCCTTCATCAAGTAATACTTACCTCCCTTCTTGTAGGCAGTCATTCCGCCCTTCTTGCACTTGACGTATCCACCTTCCTTGAATCCAGGCGTCATGCGCTTCGTTCCGCCAGCCTCAACTTCCTGTTCGTTACGTCCCTTCCTCGCGGGCTGAACACCGTGATCCATGTCGTCCATTCCCTTCGTCGTCTGACGAAACTGCGGAGAGGACTTAACCTGTCCACCCTTCCTGAACCCCATCGCCTCACCGTGACCTACGACTCCGGCTCCGGGTTGCGCGCCTTTCTTGAAACCTTCCATCATGTTCTCCTCATCTATGCCGTGATTAATCCAAGTGCGACCAGAGCCGCGTGAATTGCAATTTCGGTGACAGCAACTCCGGTCTGTAGTGAAATTGGAGCAGTCGTATAGAAACCTATTTGTCGAGCGCTCGCTGTCTCTCTTATGTTTATACAATCAAGACCACCAGCAACGAGTGATAAGTGATCAGTAGCTGTCCAGCCTATCCCTGTATCGAGATCAGTCTGAGTTGGCAGCAGTGTTGGATTTGTTGCAGATGCCACTTCATTCTGTATCGAAGGACTGCCGCCTGTTGCTCCACGAAACTGATCACCTACCCACCGAAATCTACCTATGCCGTCAACTGATATCGCAAGAATGCCGGGGACAGCAGAATAGAATCCAGTATCCGGGTCAACTACGAATGAAAAAGAAGGAGCCGCAGCAGTGCCAGCCGGACCGATGAGAACTTGGTCGGTCGTGCCTTCTGATAAACGTAGCATCTCAACGCCACCAGCGATGAGTGAAAGCGTATCGAGACCGAGAGAACCTACTCCTGTGTCTTCATCACCTCGGCGTGGAACCAGTGTCGGATTTGTTCCGGTCGCAGCCTCATCAACTATGATAGGGCCAGCAGTAATCGACGCTTGCCAATCTCCCGTGAATATGTGTACTGAACTGGTGATGCGCAGTTTTTCAACGCTACCTACGATCAGCGAGATGTCACCAGTAACGCCACCGATTCCTGTGCTTGGATCACCTAGAGCCGGAATCAAAGTTGGATTAGTGTGAAGGGACGCTTCGTTCTGTAGGCTAGGACCGTTTCCTGTGTGTGCGACAAAACGATCTCCCGTGAATACCCACCGAGCTACTCCGCTGAGTGTTAATCTGATCGTGTCTTCGAATGACTCGTAAAAGCCAGAGTCGCCGTCACCGAACGCGAGCGAAGGTGCTGCCGCGTTATCTTGAATCCCTGCGGGAGATAGGATGAGCTGATTCGCTCCGACAACTTCTACCGCTCTGGCTATCTCGTCTCCACCAGCGATGATCGAGACTTGATCCACTGCGTTCTGCCCGATGCCTGAGTCGAGGTCGCTGCGATTCGGAACGAATGTCGGATTAGTAGCAGACGCCGCTTCGTTCAACAGACCTGCGCCTGTCGCAGTTATTGATACATAGAGATCGCCATCCCAGCCCCACTTAGATGCTCCTCCAAGAATAAGAGTCAGTACGTTGGCAGACTCACGCCAGCCAGTATCAGCGCCCGCGCCGAAAGCCAATTCGGGCGCACCTGATCCAGCATCATTCGGGTCAATGACGATTGCCGGAGACCCGGTCTGTTCCAGAACGTGCGCAACGGTAACTCCACCCGCTATGAGTGCGAATCTATCTGCGGCATCATGTCCTATACCAGTATCAGGATCATTTCGGGTAGGAACAATCGTGGGATTGGTATCTGTAGCTACCTCGTTCAGCAACTGCGGACCAGCGTTGACGAAGCCTACAGTGAGCGCACTTCCATCCCATAAGAATTCAGAGTCGCCTTCGATGGTGCCATCACCTGTCCAGACACCGATCTGATTATCGACAGGAGTGCCAACTTTCGTGACGTCTCCTCCGCCTCCTCCAGCCGCGAAGATCAGTTGAGTCCAAATTGAGTCAGCAGTTTTTCCGATGAATGCCACTGACGCTCCCGCTGCAAGCGAGATGGCTGTATCTACTCCGGCACCAAGATTGTCGCCTGATCCCGGAAATACGTCGCAAGCATTCACGCCGTCGTTCTTGATGTAAACGACAGAACCTTGTAAGAAAACTATACCTATTGGAAGTTTTACCGAATCGCCGGTAGTCGCAACAGTTGCTACGACATTGTATCCGTGATCAAGTTGTACTGCGCTTACTTGTCCGCCGCCTGCGAATGCAGTCATGGCTGGTTCGGTATCATACCTAGGAATGACTGCGCCATTTAGTTCAGCTAGAACCAGTCCAGACACACCACCCGAAATTATCGAAAGTCTATCGCCACCAATCCAACCTAGACCTGTGTTCTGATCGGCAAACGCTGGACATATTGTTGGATTTGTTTCGGTTGACAATTCGTCTACGAGCATCGGTGCCTGACCGGAGCCAGTAAGCAATCTTAGATCGCCGGTCACGCGAGTCTCTGTGCCAGGATTGAGGACCAGAACACCACCACCGAGAGTTACCTCTGATACGGCTTCAATTGTTCCATCACCAGTCCATACACCGAATAAGCCAGCGGACGGAGTTCCTACCTTGAATACGTCGCCTCCAAGGGAGAGAAGTTGTGTAACCGTTAGTTTCTTGTCTCGTGCATCGCCACTCTGGCGAACTCCAAGGAGATCTGTCCCCGCAGGAACTGTGACGGCAACGAGATTGGGAATAGTTGAATTAGCCATGCGCTAGTCCTCTATGAGTCGATTGTCTGAAGTGGCATCGTCGATGAGCAAAGCATCGCCACCGTCGTCAATGAGAAGGATGTCCCCCACGACAGGCGGAGGAGCCGGAGGTCCGGTGACCCTGTCTCTAGTCACAGGAGAGGCGGTGACCGTCGCTGCGGTCACCTCGTTTCCTGTTATGCCAGCCATCAGGTGAGACCGGCTTGCTGAATCCTCAGGACTGCCGTACCCACACCAGAGTTAGTGAGCAGTCTACAGGCGCTGACTGGAGATATGAATGTTGCATCATCGTCAGCAGTGATGTTGGTAAGATTCGGATGATCTAACCAACTGAAAGGTCCGGGAGCATCACCGAACACGTCGTCTCCAGTAAACTGAACGGTGACATCCACCGTGCCGATTATACCTAGAAACAGACTTACATTGAACGGAGAGATGTACTGATCGAGCGGAACTTCCTGAGAAGCTCCCACTCCGGTCGTACCAACCTCAACGTCCGACGCGAACGCATCATTAGCAGCAATCTGCGTCACGGTCGCAAAGTTAAGCACAGTGACTTCGGAACTGCCGTTAATACCAGTGACATCTTCGCTGATCGTACGTCCCTGATCGTCTGTACCTGTAACCGTAAAGACCACGGTCGCGATGTTACCACCCGACTCAAGTATTACTTGTCGTTGCGATCCAAGCTGAGCGACTCCGTCTGCATCAACGAGTGATCCATTTAGAGCCAGATCCCCAGCCGCTCCGAGTTGCTGATCTTGAGCTATGCCGTTCGCGACAGCGGCGGCGAGTTGCCGCGTCTGTACAATGGTTCTCATGACGTTTCTCCTTTAGCGACTTCCGCCGAAGAGAACGTAGTCAACGTCCAGCGTCTTAGCTGCGCCATCCACACCGTCGGAGAACAAGAACCCTGGATTCAATCCGACTGCCGTCAGGTTCGCACCTGGGATGACGGTTCCGCCACCACCGACAACGCCATCTGGTCCAACGAACTGACCGGAGATCTTGTCAATGCCGTCCCAGTATATAGCGGCCTCGTACCACGTATCATCGTCGAGTGTACCGAGCGGAGTGGTAGACGTACCTCCGGCAGCAGCGATCGCGACCAAGTTGAGCGTATTGTCAACGTCGTCGGACTGAAGGAAGACTCCATCGAGTGGAGCTACCGTTTCATCGAACGGAGTGAAGCCGAAGACGAGAATGGTATTGAGCGCATCGCTGATTCGGAAACGAATACCGAACCACGCTTCAAAGCCGACTGCGATCCCGAAGGTATCGACGCCAGCAAGCTGAAGCGAGAGCTTGTTTCCGTCGGTCGCCGCTCCTGCGGAAACCTGTTGAAGAACGCCGCTGGAACTGAGGGGGAAAACGTCGCCGCCAACTCCCGCACCGATTACGAGATCGGTCCAGTCTGCGATCTGTGTATCTTGACCAAAATCCTCAACCGACAACTGCGCGCCGGGGAGAGGAAGAGGAACGGCGTTCAGAACACTGTTGTCTTTCGCGGTTCCTACTCCGTTTGGAAATTGTGTTACTTCAATATTCAAAGGCATGTCGTACTCCTAATTAAGCCAGGAAGAAGCGGAGCCCAATTCTCCGGGCTCCGCTCTCGTTTCATGCAGAACTCTCGTTCAGAGTCCCGGAGTGCCGAAGACCGTCCGAGGATCGGTCCATGACGGCCAATAACGCTCCGTCGCTTTGTAACGCATGGAGTCAGTCTCGAAGTCGCCTTCCATTGACTTCTCCAGCTTGCGACGAGTGAGCAACTGCAAGCCACGCGGAGCATCAGTTCCGACCCACCATGCAGTCGTGCTCGTGATTCGGGACAGATTTGCTTGTCCGTCTGCGAGCAGACCCATAGACTTAATCGGGTTGATGTCGTTGTTGGCAGTACCCGCACGAAGAACGCTCTTCAGCAGAACTTCAGCTTGGAAGACGTTACTGGGACCAGTAACAATCTTCTTCGGTACGAGGCGAATGCGCTTGCCGTTGTTGTCGACTGCGTTACGGACTTGGATCAGTTGCTGTTCGAGACTCGTCTGCGAAAGCGCAGCCGCAGTCGTGAGCAGATTACTGAACGTTCCGCTTGCGATCGGGTGAGCAGCGTTGTTGAGTGACACACCGTCACCTCCAGGGAACGCGCCGTTGAAAGCGCGGTTGAAGATGTTGGCAGTCAGTGTCTCCTTCGTCTCGATCATCGACTGAGCAAGATGCTCGGCGTAGATCGTGCCGATCTTGATATGGTCGCCGTCCTCTACCAGAACTTTGGTGAGGGCGAACGCAAGACCGTAAACGCGATAGACGTAACGCTGAATGAAGAGGACTCCGCCGGACTGATAAGTGACCGGCAAGCCATCGGGGAGCTCGGGAGCAGCCCCGAATCCGAAGAGGACAGGTTCTTCATGGTACGAACGGGGAATACCCGGACGCTCCTTGAAGCACGCTTTCCATTCATCGGCTCGTTGATTATAGATACCATCGAAAACTTCGTTTAGGATGGGTTCCACTACTGACCGAAAGTCAGTTGACCTCATTGGGACAGCCATAGTTTAGTCCTCCTAGATTGAAGCGATGTCGGCGACGGTCTGGTGCTCAGAGATCTGAACAAGTACGATCGGGAATGGATCATCGATCTCGTTGTCAGGTCCCGGATTAACACCGAGAACGCGTAGACCGGCGTTAGCGCCAGCGGAAGCGGTATCCAGAGCCACGCCCGAGAGTCCCGTGATGGCTTGTCCAACCAGAGCAGTCCAGTCGTATTGCTGACCAATGTCAGCTTGAGCTAGAGCCGCGTCTGCCTGAATTTCGTACATCACAGTATCCTGAGCTTGGATGTAATACACACGAACGTTCGTTGCGATCGTATTGGCGATCCACCGATTGCCGACGCGATGTCGACCCTCAGTATCATCCCATTCCACTCCTTGGAACGTGCCGATGGCCCGATTTCCGGGAGCGGCACCAACGATGAATCCACCGGCATTGATCATGACCGGCTCATTCTGAAAAATATCAGTGGGATGAGCCGACACGATAGTGCCGAGTGGACCCGGACGTACAATCCCAGAAGGACTGTACGCCGGTCGCAATCCGAACGGAGCTTGTATTTGAGACATTTCTTACTCCCAATTCAGATTAGTGATCCTAGAACTGACTCACTTCGCCTTCGCCCTCGGGAACTTCCCCGAGGTTTTCAGCGAACGAGCCGGGATCTAGGTCCTGTCCCAGTTCAGCCATGCCTTCCTCCATCTCAAACTTAATCCCACGAGCTCCGCTCTTCGCTGCCATTGCTGCTTCCTCTCGGATAGTATCAAGGACAGACGAAAGCTTCTCTTCTTCGAACAGGGGTTGAACGTGGTGAGCTTCCCGCATGTATGCCTCATAAAGACTCATGGGCAGTTTGAATGCGAGCATCTCGTTCACGCCGATGCATCCTGCGTACTCACCGGTCTTCGTAGTGGCGAATTCCCATCCGGGAACATCCTTCGCCTGAACCGGCTCGTAACCGAGACGCACTCTCCCCGGAATCGAATCCCTGGGATTTGTAGTTGTCAACCAGCAGACATGATATCCCGGGATCGGTGGTAGATCCGGGAGTACTGACTGGAAAAACGATTTACGAAACTCATCCAAACGCTCCTCGTCTGAAAGCACACGCGCCTGATTCGCAGACTGGCGATCACTCGCAGTCCTCGACTGCCGTGCTTTACTCGGAGACTTCTTCCGTCTCGTGCTGGTCTTGCCTATTTTCTTGTCCGTCATTACTTCACCCTCTCATTCAGTGAGTTGCTTCAGTCGTTAGCGTGTTCGCGATCCCATTCTGCGTACCTTTTCAGGTAGTTCTTTCGCAGAACCGGATCATCCCACACTCCAGCCTCTTGCATGGCTTCTTTACGATCACGACTGAT